AATCACAGAGTTACCAGAAGCGTGTGTCGGTTTCGTTTATTTGATCACCAATAAACTCACCGGCAGGATGTATATTGGCAAAAAATTAGCAAAGTTCAAGAAAACAACATACAAGGTAGTCAAACTCAAAAATGGCAAAAAGAAACGCAAAAAAATCAGAGGCGCGATAGATTCAGATTGGCAGACATATTACGGCAGTTCTCCGGAGTTATCTCGAGATGTTGAACTGCTAGGCACAGAAAATTTCTCACGTGAAATACTGTATTACTGCCAATCCAAATCGGAATGCAGTTACATAGAAGCTCGCGAACAGTTCTCCCGACGTGTATTAGAATCAGATGACTACTATAACGGACACATACAGGTCCGTGTGCATGGCAGTCATATCAAAGGCAAACTAAGCAGTCAAGGCTAGCACAGGCCAAAATCGTGTGCCCTAGACCTGGATCACGGATCACAGGGATGGAAGACTCACCGCGCTAGTGAGCACTCAATCAGTATCCTTGACAGGACCACGATCGCAAACTCCTGCGGTTTGATTGTTTGAATAGAGTAGATAAAAGGGAAAAAGATGTAGCAGTGATGCTACACGGTTTGTATGTATGTTAGCGTATAGATACAAGCCCGCCGTTGTGATAAAGACGCAACTCGAGGTACCGGACAACCGCCTCTGTAATGTTGTAACGCTAAGTGACTGAGTCGACTCGGATGATGACATCTCTTTGCCCTGAGCGGGCAAAGTGTGACCAAACAATCTGGATGATAACTGTTATCTCGCTTCGCTCGATTATGTAACAAATTCATGAGCGACAGCGAATGAATAGACTTGCGTAGCAAGTCTCAACTGGATATCAAAACTGATCAGGCCAATCACGGAACAGTGCGTGTTGTATGTTGCCCGATACAAACTGATTGAATGACTTGTGTTTCTGTTCGAGTTCGCCTTCCAATGGTGCCACACGACGGAATGCTGAGTCCATCTGTGCCATGTCTTGAAACTCCATGATGATCATCCATTCGGGCATGTCTGCGATTGAACGGAATCCCATCTTGCAACGGGTTATCCTATAACTCATCATCTTGCCCTCAGAGATCAAATGTTCAAAAAAACTTCGCATTCCTGTGACCCAATCAAGGTCTGAGATATCACCTTCTTTGTCTGCCCATATCGTGTATAAGTCGCTCATGTCATTGGTCCTAGTATTTCAAATCCTTCTATCTCTTGTTTGTAGAGATGTGCCTGCTCGAGGTAGAGATAGTCAAACCCTCGTGCTTTGTAGATAGCACACTCTGTTTTCATTGTTTCTATACCCAATCGTGATCGAGGATCGTGGTATGTCCATGCAAACTGATCGCACAACGCATTCCGTTCATCATAGCGTTTGATCAAACTAAAGGCGATCATGCGCCCTTGGTCAAAATAACCAATCACGTCTGTGGTTGGGTCAGTGTAGCGTGAAGGAAATATGGGCATCACCGATGCAAAGTGTTTGTAGATGCAATAGGTCCTGTAGATCTCGTCTAATTCTTGGATCTGCTCCGCTGTAGGGATCAGATAACCCCATTCCACAGTGGCCTGGTAGTTGGTTTTTGCTAGATTGATACGAGCAAACTGATAACTCATTGGCGAGGATCTTTCCTGTGTTGGAACAGATCTTTTAGGTATTCTTCTGGCCAAGTGTGGTAGAAGCCTTTCGTGGCCATGGACCGGGCCTTGCTGTCAAGATCACTCACGCTCTGGCACAGTGCCAAGGCATAGGTTCCTTGGTTCATGCACACACCGTTAACCCATTCAAGATCTGCAGGATGATCTTCCAGCGCGATGATATCCTGAGGCAAGAGAAATCCAACATTCACAGCATGTAGATCGCGAGCAAACTGTTCTCTAGGCCATTGCGCGGGATCATACACATAGATGATGACCTCTTTGCCGCTCAATCCTGTGGTTGCAAGATTCATGAGATCTGTGTAAACATCAACACCCTTGCGTATTTCATAACTGCGGTCAAGGCGTGCTCGGCGTGCATAGGGGCAAGGTGGCCATCCACCCAGCGCAGGATTAGGAACTTCAACAAACGTTTCTATCCACTGTTCGATGTCTTGCTTGACTTGCTCCAGTTCCATTAGAAGAATGCCATTCCGGTTTTCTTGGTGGTTTCGAGATTCTCTTTGATCAATGCACCCACAGATTCTCGCTCACCAAAACTGAGATTGAGTGCTTCTTCATAGGTCAGGCCTCCTCGCATATACCAACACATCTTGAATATGTCGTCTTTGATTGCTTTGACTTCACGATCATATCCTTCCACTATCTTGGTGATGCGCTCAGGACTCGAGGTCAGGAGGCGGATACGAAAAAATTTGAGACATCCAAGGTGAATGGAGTTTCGTATTCTTTCTGGCATTCGGGCCCATTGCACTTGAGCCGTAATGGTTTGAGTTCGCTGTGCTCACGCAGTTGTGTGGCATGATCACGTATGGCATTGAAGATCTCTCTGTCGCAGTTTTGCACAAATTCTTCTATGTGCTCGGGTTCCACCACTATTTCACCATCGGCACGGATCATAGAGATCACACCGCTCAGCGCAGAAATAGTCATGACCGTGAGTTTCTGGAAGGCCTGTGTGAGCAAGCGTATCTTTTCTTCTTCGGGCAGATCGGAATTTGGCAAACTGTCCAGGATCTTCTGATCCTGGAACTGCTTCATGGAATTGGCGTTGGCCTGTTCATAACTCAGCGGCCGGAAAAATATCTCCACGTCACCCTGTTTGATAGATTCGCTATAGTCCCCGGCCTTGATGTTGTCCAAGACTTGCCGGAGATCCAGGCCAAATGTGTTCTCATTGGAGCAGTGCGGGCAGTTGCTTTCAAAATCCATTTCGTGTCCGTAACTGGCAATACGGATCGCGATCAACAGTGTGTCAAGATCCATCTGCGGAACATGCCATGCGTTCTTGATGGCAGGAATGCAACTCTGGATCACATTGACCAATGCTGACCCATTGAACAAGGCATCTGCTGTGCGATAAGTTATTTCATCGATGGCAGTCATGGGATACACTGGCAGCTCTCGATTTGGGGGCAATTCGAGCGAACCTTGGGGGTAATAGTTTCCATCCGAAGGCAAGCGGATATAAATGGCCGGCTGACGGAAAAATTTGCGTAACGGATTAGAGGTTTCTGGCATATTTGGGCACCATAAATAATTGATACAATACTTATCGGCGTAGATAATGGACGAATCAGAAAAACTAATCAAGATGATGCAAGAGGCCATGGCGGAATTCCGCAAAAGCGCCAGCCTCAGCGCCGAAACCATGGCCAAACTCAACAAGGCCATCAATAACAATACCAAAGCACAAGACGAGCAAACCCAGCAGACCATGGAAGCTGCCAAGGCCATGGAAAAGTTCAAAGACACCACTCGCGCAGTGTTGTCAGGTTTGGGCTCGGCTGCACAAGGTGCTAGAGACAACCGTGAAGATTTCCGTTCACTAAAACCAGCAGTGGGTGCCGCAGGCACTGCGCTCAAAGGCATGACCGGTGGGCTGGGCAGTGCCATAGATGCCCTAGGACAGGCCATCTCGGGCATATCATCTTTTGGAGTGATGCTGGGTCCCAAAGGTGCCATTGCCAGCATGATAGGCAGAGGCCTTGGTTCAGTGACATCGGGCATTGGCAAGGCTATCAAGGCGCACGGCAAAGATGTAGTAGACGCAGGCACTGCTTTCATGAACTTCTCGTTGGACGAAACCCAACGTGTGGTTGGGTCCTTCCAAGAACTCAGCAAGATTGGTGGTGTCACTGGCAACAGTTTCCAAGGACTGCAACAGGCTGCTCTGGAAACTGGGCTCAGCATGGATTCATTTGCCCGGGTCATTGCCAAGAACAGCCAAGGTCTGGCCTTTGCAGGTGGATCGGTCACACAGGGCATGCGAGCAGTGGTGGACATCACCAAGGCCAGCAAAGGTTTTGAAGATCAGTTCCTTAAATTGGGAATTGGCTTTGAAGAACAGCGAGACCTCACAGCACAGTTTCTAGGATATCAACGCAGCCAGACAGGAGTGAATCTCCGCGACACTCGCGCACTGACCGAATCGTCCAAAGAATACATCTTGCAATTGGATGAACTGGCCAGACTCACAGGCATGAGCCGGCAAGAAGCTGCCTCTCGATTAGAGAATCAAAATCGAGAGTTGAGATTTGGTGCTGTGCTGGAAGATGCAGGTCGCCGTGGTCCGCAGTTTGCGGCAGCCATTGGCAATGCCGCACAGATCATAGAAAAACGTGCAGGCCCACAGATGGCCAAAGGTTTCAAAGACATCTTTGACAACATTGGAAGCAAAGACGCACAGTTGTTCTTCCAGGCCACCGGCGGTGCTGGACCAGAATTAGTCAATTTCTTGGAACGCACCGGCGATCTGGCCACGTTCATGGAACGTCTACAGCAAGCCACAGCCGCACAATACAATGCTATGGGCGGTACACAGTATGAACGCCAGGTGGGACGCTTGGGCACATACTTTGATCCTGTGTTGGGCGAAATGCGCCAACTAAAGAACGCCACTGACATGACAGTAGAAGGCATACGATCGGTGGGTAAAGAGCAAAAAGATGCCAAGGAAAATCAAAGTGAGCTCACAAATAATGTGGTTGGCGCACAGAAATCGCTGAGAGATTTTGCAGTGGGCATAGACAGCGTGGTAGTGCAACAGTTTCCCAAGATGGCAGGTGCTGTGAAAATGTTTACCGATTCACTGGCCTCTGGTGCCAGCGCACTGGACAAAATATTAGGCACAGGCATCACTAGAGGCGCGGCTCCAGGCACTGCACCCGCCGCAGCGCCTCCAGGAACAGCAGGTGGCCCTTCTGGTAAACCACCTATGACAGGATCGGCTGGACTCATGGGTGCTGCCGCAAAGAATCTCAATCCTGGCAATCTACGTTTTGCAGGTCAGGACAAAGCCACAGTGGGCACAGGCGGATTTGCCAAATTTGAAACTGTGGACGATGGTCTGGTAGCATTGGCCCGCCAGTTGGATCTTTACCTAACAGGTAAAAGCCGCAGTGGCAAAAGAGATACCATCTCCAGCATCATTTCGGCCTATGCACCGCCCAATGAAAACGACACCAGATTGTATATCGAGCAAATGGCCCGCTTCATGGGCAAAGGTGCTGATGAAGTCCTGCCCAGAGATCCAGCCACCATGGCCAAACTCATGGTAGGTATCATCGGCAAGGAAAGCATGGGCGGTCTAGAAAAAGGCTACAACATGCGCGGGGGCATACAGTTTGCTGTGGCCCAGGCCCTGGGCATAGAACCCAGCAAGGTAGGGAATTTCCAATATGGCGGTATTGCATCTGGTCCAAAGTCGGGATATGCGGCCATGCTACACGGCACAGAAGCAGTGGTTCCCCTGGCTGGCGGACGATCCATACCAGTAGAAATGACTGGCATGACTGACACCATGGGCCAACAAGTGACCATGATGGGCGAGCAGTTGAGCCGATTTGATACCATGATCGGTCTGCTACAGAACAACGTGGACATATCTCGCAAGTTACTGTCAGCAACCCGCTGATAGCGGTAAATATAACACTATGTCATGGAAAAAATATTTTAAAGTCGCTGATGTTTCAGGACAGTTTAGCCCAATTTCGGGACAGGTCCCGCGTGGCCCCAGTTATGGCACAGGCTACGGTGTAGACGACAAAGCCCATGCGGAATTTGCCTTCCGCAACTATGCCAGCAGACTGCCAGAGGTCTACACTGGTCATCCCAACAGGATGGAACGTTACAATCAATACGAGAACATGGATGGCGATTCGGAAATCAATGCCTGCCTTGACATCCTGGCCGAATTTTCCACACAGACCTGTGAGGCAAACGACACACCTTTTGAAATAGGTTTCACAGAAACACCCACTGAGCACGAAGTAGACATCATCAAGAAACAGCTCCAGCAATGGACCAAACTCAACAAGTTTGACAATCGCATGTTCAAGATGTTCCGCAATACTCTGAAGTATGGTGATCAGGTGTTTGTGCGCGACCCTGAAACCTTTGAATTATATTGGGTAGACATGACCAAAGTGGCCCGTGTGATTGTGAACGAAAGCGAAGGCAAGCGTCCTGATCAGTATGTGATCCGAGACATCAATCCCAATTTCCAATCCATGTCCGTGGC